CGCTGTAGGGCGCGTAATGGTAACGACTGAGATGCTGGATGCTGTATGTTGAATACAGGTTTTTGGTGTGCAAGACGTAAAAAACTGATATAGGGGCACGTTATGGCCACTGCGATGACATATACTAGCCTGCTCAATGACCTCCGGAATTATCTGGAGCGTGGAGCTACGCTGGCTACTGATCCTTCGGTTTTCTTACAGCTACCAAGTCTTATTGGCCTTGCTGAGCGCCGCCTAGCAAGAGAACTCAAGGTCCAAGGTACTGTCACTGTCGTTAATTCAACGATGATCCAAGGGCAGGCGACATATTCAAAGCCCGACCGCTGGCGTGAAACCGTCAGTATGAGAGTCGGAACTGGCGCTAGTTATAATACTACGCAGGAGATCTTCCCGCGTGCTTATGAATATATGCGGCAGTATTGGCCAAACCAGACCCTCACTGGGACGCCTAGATTTTATGCTGACTATGACTATCAGAATTGGTTCTTTGCGCCAACGCCGTCTGCAGCATTTCCTTATGAGATAATTTATTATGAGCTGCCACCACTTCTTGGTGACGATGTTCAGACAAACTGGTTTACGGAATACGCGCCTAACGCGCTGCTTTACGCCGCGCTTATGGAAGCTGCTCCGTTCCTAAAGAACGAAGAAATTATTCCAATTTGGCAAAGTTTCTATGACCGTGCTGTCGCGGCGCTTAATGGCGAGGACATTCGCCAGATCGCTGATCGCGGCATTATTCGCAGGGAGGACTGATAGTGCCGTCGTTCACAAATACTTTTGGTGGCACAGTCGTCTATCCGGCTGATGTAAGCTATCGTGCAGTAGCTCTTTCAGCGAACGTCACACTAACGTGGCCTACTGAGCTTGCAACAGACAGCAATGTGGTTGCATCCATCATGGATGTTACGCCTTCTGCTGGCAGTCTCACGATCCGTATGCCTGATGCAACACAGGCAAGCGTCGGCCAAACCGCTCTGTTCTTCAACGTCGGCGCGTCTTCATTCACAGTAGCTGATAACAGCGGCAACACAATCCAAACGATTGCCTCCGGTCAGGCGTGGCAGATCTACCTCACGGGCAACGCGACCGTTAACGGTACATGGCGTCCGATTCAGTATGGTGTCGGCACATCCTCCTCATCTGCAAGCGCGTTAGCTGGTGCGGGCCTCAAGGCAATCACGACAACGCTGAATCAGGCGGCTTCCACGACATTACTGTCGGCTAACTACACGCTCACATCCGTTGACCGCGCCCGTGTACTCGTTTGGAATGGCGGCGCTGGCACGTTTACTATGCCGTCTGCTTCTGTGGCGGGCAATGACTGGTTCTTTGACGCACGCAACTCAGGTACTGGTGGCCTCACGATTCAGCCTGCAGGCGGAGAGCTGATTAACGGACAGGCCAACTTAGTATTCAATCCCGGTGACAGCGCACGTATCATAACTGACGGGATTAGCTTCTACACGATTGGCTATGGTCAGAGTTCGACATTTGCGTTTGACTATGTGTCGATCAGCCTTACAGGCCAGCCCAGCCCTTACACGCTAACTGGTACAGACCTGAACCGTATTGCTTATCAGTTCAGCGGCGTCCTGACTGCAAACATGCAGATCGTTGTTCCGAACACAATCCAGCAATACTGGATCCGGAACACTACGACTGGTAGCTACACACTCACAGTTAAGACAGCGGCTGGCACCGGCGTATCTGTTGTGCAGAATGGCGCTGCGATCATGTACTGTGATGGCACGAACGTCGTTGAGGCCGACACGAATAACCTTAGCTCACCGATTGCCATTGCTCAGGGTGGTACAGGTGCGACGACGGCTGGAACAGCTCTGGTTAACCTTGGCGGTACATCGCTTGGTATTGGCGTCTTCACGGCAGTCAACGCCGCTGTGGCACGCGCAGCTCTTGGTGCTGCAGCATCGGGTGCGAACGCTGATATTACCTCACTCTCGGCCCTTACGACTCCAATCAGTGTTGTGCAGGGCGGCACTGGGCAGACGACTTACACGAACGGCCAGCTGCTGATTGGTAACACTACCGGCAATACACTGACCAAAACAACGCTGACGGCTGGCACTGGTATCACCGTCACGAATGGCACCGGCTCGATCACGATTACCAATACAGGCCCCGACACATTCCCCGGCGTCGGCATTGCTTATTCAACTGGCACTGCGTGGGGTACATCATACGCCACCAGCGGCAGCGGAACGACGATTGCTCTGACTGCTAACCCAGCACTCACTGGAACACCGACTGCGCCGACAGCAACTGCTGGCACGAACACGACGCAGATCGCGACGACGGCTTTCGTCATTGGTACGGCCTTCTCGGCTGCGCTTCCCGGACAGGCGGGCAATGCGGGTAAGTTTGTTACCACTGATGGCACGACAGCCAGCTGGAGCTATGTGCCTCTGACCAGTGGCGTGTCCGGTATCCTGCCTGTCGCGAACGGCGGAACGGGCGCTGCGACCCTAACGGCTAACAATGTGGTTCTGGGGAATGGTACATCTGCGGTGCAATTTGTTGCTCCGGGTACTAATGGTAACATCCTGCAGTCAAACGGCACAACATGGGTATCTGTCGCTGCTGCCCCATCAGGAGCCACGATCAGCAACGATACGACGACGAACGCAACGCGCTTCCCAATCTTTGCCGATGCCACCTCTGGCGCTGCTCTCACGGTCTACACGAGCAGCCCGAACTATACGTTCAATCCGTTGACAGGCAACTTGGCATCCAAAACCGTTAACGCCGTCAACAGCTTTTTCCTTAGTGACAGCACGCTCATTGAAAGCTATGTTGTCACTTCAGCTAAGAACGCCATGTCTATTGGGCCTATTACGATCCCATCACTCATGTCGGTCACAGTTTCTTCAGGTGCTAGATGGGTGGTGATCTAAAATGAGTACGATTACAGCCGGAACAACCAGCGGTCAGGCGATTGTCGTTAATGGCGACACGACTGGCAATTTGGTGCTTCAAACGAATGGCGGCACCACTGCGCTGACGGCAACCGGAGCAAACGTCACGATTGCCGGGACTTTGACGGCTTCAGGTGGCCTGACGGGGGTATTGCCTGCTGCGAACGGTGGCACAGGGCTATCTTCCTCCGGTACTACGGGTAACATTCTTACTTCAAACGGCACTACGTGGGTTTCACAAGCTGCTGTTACCGGCGCGGAATCATTTGTATTATTTGTAAATGGCGGCAACACCTCACCCGGCAATCCGCAGTCGGCGCTTGGGATAATTTAAGGAACGGTAAATGGCTACTTCGGCTCAATATGCTTCAACCCCAGTCTTCGGATCAGTTAACCTGACGGCGGCTGATACATCACTTACAGCACCAGTCACGATTGGTTCGATCCTGACGGCAGGCGCATCGGGCACCCGTATCGATTATATTGAAATTCAGGGCGTTGCGACGACGGTGGCTGGTTTGGTTAACCTGTTCGTATTCGACGGGACAAACTACATTCTTTGGCAGCAGGTTCCTGTACAGGCCGTAACGAGCAGCACGACTGCTCCGGCATTTACTCTTGCGCTGTCAAGCAACGGTAATGCGAACATCATGCCGCTGAACTTGCCTACTGGATATTCGCTGCGCGCAGCCATAAGCGTTGCTCAGACTGGCCTTAGGATCACAGCATACGGAGGTAACTACTGATGAACCGGGGAACTTACGGCTATCCGCTTCCGCCTAACTATGCGACTCGTATTGCTCCTGCAACGTGGACTAGCAGTCGCGCCTACTTTATTCCGGGAGCTTACAATGATTTCATTGTTCCCCAAAACGTATTTCAAATTTACGCATTTGTTGTAGGCGCTGGCGGATCGGGTGGATTTAATAGCGGTAGCACTACAACAGGAACTGGCGGCGGCGGAGGAGGATTTGCTACCGGAATAATCGATGTTGTTCCCGGACAACTTCTGCCAACTATCACGGTTGGTTCGGGCGGCGCTGCCGTTTCCTCTACGGCGAACGGGAATGCAGGAGGCACCTCTTCCCTTGGCGCGTTGCTCACAGCGACAGGTGGCGGTGGTGGTTTGCAACAAGCTGTTAATACTGCTGTAGTAATCGCAGGAGGGGCGGGCGGTGCCGGAACTTCCGGTTCTACTATTCGATCCTCTTTCACGGCGTCTGGCGGCGCTGGGGGCGGAAAAACGGTAGCTAATAACTCTAACGGCTTTGGCGCTGGTGGCGGCAGCGCGGGATCAATTTTTGGTACAGGTGGCGCTGGTGGATCAATAAACGGCGCGGCTGCGCATACTACTATTGCCACAGGCGGAGGCGGATTTGGCGGAGCTGGTGGCTCCATTCTTTCCTCAACCGTTGCGGTTGTAAGTAACATGGGCACTGGAGGCGGAGGTCTTTTTTCTGGTGGAGATAGATCCGCGCCCGGCGGAGGGACGGGTGATGTTTCAACCGGCGGCGGCGGATCTATGTTTCCGGGCGTGACGAGTTTTGTTCAATCTACTAATACTGAAACCACTTCTGGCGGTAACGGTATACTGACCATAGGCGGCTTGGGTGGCGGCAGTGGGGTAACCCAGAACGGAAGCAGTGTAGCAAGTGTATCAGATACATTTAACTATCTTACAGCTTTTGTCTCTCCGGGTATTTTTAACGGATCAGGCGGCGGTGGTTCAAGTAGCGGCGGCGGTGGCGGCGTTGGTGGCGGTGGTGGCAGCGGTACTAGTGCTGCCGGCTCGGGGGGTGTTGGCGGAGGCGGCGGCGGTGGACGCGGCTGCAACGCTGGCTTTGGCGGCTTAGGTGGCGGTGGTGGCGGCGGTCGGAGTGGTAGAGGCGGCAGTGGCGGCTTTGGGGGTGGCGGCGGTGGTTCTGCAGGTGGTGACAACTCAGGCGCTGGCGGCTCTGGCATGGTCGTTCTGATGTGGACGGATGGATATTAATATGCGCAAGGCATGGATTGAAAACGAACGTATCCGGGACATAGCTCACTCAGAGCCAACGGAGATCTATCACCCTGATGTTGCAGTCTTCTACGACACCGAAGTTCCTGACGACGCTGTGAATGGCGATGGCTGGATCGATGGGGTTCTGGTAAAGCCAGTGCCTGAGATACCTGCAGACGTAACACCCACGGAGTAATCCATATGAGCACGATCATTGACGGCACTGCTGGGATTACGTTTCCTGACGCTTCCACGCAGTCGAAGGCTGTCTCTCAGGTAACGCCTTTCGCTGTCACGGCTTCTGCTATCGCGGGCGCTGAGCTGCAGCTTCCTGAGGCTACCGCTAATGGCGTGAACTATGTGGCTGTTAAAGCGGCGAATGCGCTTGCTGCGAATACTACGTTTACGTTGCCGTCTGCTGATGGGACTAGCGGGCAGGTATTGCAGACTAATGGTAGTGGGGCACTGGCGTTTGGTACGGCAGCAGTCGCCTACCCACAGAATATCCAAACAGCTAACTACACGCTGGTTCTAGGTGATGCTGGTAAACAGATCTTCCACCCTGCGTCTGACGCTACTGTCCGCACGTTTACTATTCCAGCTAACTCTAGTGTTGCGTTTCCTATTGGTACGGTTGTGCTTTTCACTGTTGAGAATGGCGGGACAGGAGTTGGGATTAATATTACAAGCGACACTCTAGTTTTTGGCAGCGGGTCAACGGGGACTTTAGCCGTTCTGCCAAATAACACGTTAATGGCGATTAAAGTTACCGCGACTAAGTGGATGGCAAATTATCTGTATCAAACAGGTACGGCTGCGCCTTTTGGCAATCCTATAGCCGTAGCGCACACTACAACCCCCTTCATCTCCGCCTACGCTTGGAGCAGTAGCACTGGGTTTGGCCCTAAGTTTGCCGATCCATCTACACTGCCTACTGGCACTGGCAATGAGGTAGCATTCAGTTCTGCTGGTAATGCCATTGCAGTAGCGCACGCCACAACACCCTTTGTTTCTGCGTATCCTTGGAGCAGCACTGGCTTTGGCACTAAGTATACTAATCCCGCTACGCTTCCCGCTAGCACTGGCAACGACGTAGCCTTCAGTCCTGCGGGAGATGCTATTGCTGTAGCGCACACTACAACACCTTTTATCTCTGCCTACCCGTTTAACGTCAGCACTGGCTTTGGCACTAAATATACCGATCCAGCTACACTACCAACAGGCGCCCCCGGTTTCAGCGTAGCTTTTAGCCCCGCCGGCAATGCTATTGCTGTAACGGGCACCAATACACCTTTCATCGCTGCCTATCCTTGGAATGTTAGCACTGGCTTTGGTACTAAATACACTGATCCGGCTACGCTGCCGGGCAGCCCCGGTAATAATACCAGTGGCGTAGCTTTTAGCCCTGCTGGTGATGCCATCGCTGCATCATCTACCGCTTCACCCTATATCTTCGCCTACCCGTGGAACGTCGGTACTGGTTTTGGCGTTAAGTATACCGATCCAGCTACGCTGCCTACTGGCGGTGCCAACTTTGTTGCGTTTAACCCTGCGGGTACCTCCATTGCCGTGGCGCACGCCACAACTCCCTTCATTACAGCATACCCGTGGAACGTCAGCACTGGTTTTGGCACTAAGTATACTAATCCCGCTACACTGCCTGCTGGCGCTGGCAACGACGTGGCTTTTAACCCCGCCGGAGACACTATCGCCGTAGCGCACGACACATCACCGTTCATTTCTGCTTACCCGTGGAACGCCGGTACTGGCTTCGGTGCTAAGTATACCAACCCTGCTACACTACCTACTGGCGCAGGTAACGGCGTAGCGTTCACCACTGTTTAACAGGACATATAATGATCTACACACAACTCCTCGCCCAGCTCCAAGCGCTTCAGCGGCATATCTAAGGAATAACCAATGCCAACAACCATTAACGCAAGCAACACCTCAGGCGGCGCGGTCGTAACTGGCGACGGCTCTGGTGTTCTGGAGCTGCAGTCTGGCGGCGTTACTGCGCTGACGGCGAATGGCGCG